GAGTTCTTGGGAAGATGTCCTGTGTATCGACAATAATACTTTCTACAACCTGACCAGTAAGAACTGCTCTAGCTTTGTTAGGAACTTGATCTACAAGAACAAAAGGAGGTGTTGTATATCCAGTTCCTCTAGTGTCAATCTTAATTTCTTCTAACTTACCAAATCTTACACTTTCTGGATCTTTGTATCCGTAGAAAGGAACACCGTTTAGTGCAATACCTACGTCACGCTTTGGTGTCTTATATGTTTCTGTAGTTCTGGTTGCTTGCTTCCTGATAATACGAAGCAACTTCTGATCAAGTGTAATTTCATTGACTGTAGATCCATCCAAAATCTTATGTGATGGATAACTAGAACTTGCAATATAATAATATTGATCATCTGCTAAAATAGCAGACACGTTAGTAGAAACTTGATCTAAAGAAGATGCAACCGATGGAAGCGTAGGCACATTGACTGCAGCACCTGTATTCAACAACCATCTGGTTTGATTAGTTCCAGTTTGAACAATTTTGGAGTCTTCAGTTTGGAAACCAGGAGTTGATACTAAAATTTCATCACCAACAGAAGAATATGGTTGTGCATCTGTTGGTAGTAAGTTATATACTACTCCAAGAGTTAACAATGTAACACCAGATCCAGCAATAGTCACTGGTTTATATACAGGTGCATCATTATTATGTGCTACTGCATTCTGTGCTACTCTATTGGAAATAATAAATTGATTGACTGTCTTCTCATCAAAAGAAATAGTCTCGTTACCAATTAACACAGATCCAACTGTGTCCCAACCCATCGTAGAAGATACATCAATTCTATCCCCTGAAGATGCAGTCCCTGACAGGGATTTCGTCAGTTTGGTTTTGGTAGAAATTGAAAAATCACCATTAACAGTTTCTGGTGCTAATACAATATTATAAATTTGTTCTCCATCTGCTGTGCCATCAGCATATACATTATCTACTGTTGCATCAGCATAACCATATTCTGTAGTTGCTGCTTGTACTACCTTTGTTCCAATGAGTGTTTTTGGATCTCCAGAAACAACTTTACACTTGAGTGCAAATACATTGACCCAATCTGCTTCGGAAGATTTGTATGTAAAATCTTTAGGATTGTAGACCTCAGGTTTTACAACCTTGTCCATTTCCTCCTCTTCTTCTTCCTCTGTGCTGAGAACCATATACCCAGCATCACCAGGAAGACCTGACATGTAGAGGTGATATGCACAATAGTAGTAGATTCTATTGGATTCTCCTCTGTTCAAGATGAATTCTGGTTGGAACTCATCATCATAATTTGTTAGGATGCCATTTACAGGAGCATCGTTGTAATATAGTTCGCCACCATTCAACACACCATCTTGTGTGGTGCTAAATTTCATTGGGTGACCTAATGAATGCACTGCCGTCTGTCTGTTAGACGGATGCGACTGATTCCAAATAATCTGATAATTCTGTTGAACCTTAATGTTCTCTGGGGAGAAGTAATACTTTCCTGGTTCAAAATCACCAAACTCGTGTGCCTCTTCGCCAAAATCAATGTAGAAGATACCATTAGGGAATGGTATTACTGTAGACGCAGTAAATGAAGATCCAGTAGGACCAGTAATAGTGTCACCTAGAGTAAATGATCCAGACAATTGTCTTAGATAAACTCTAGTAACTTGATTTGAATTATTTCTTACAACTTTTGCAATTTCGCCACTTGCATTTCCGTTGTCTTCATAAAGTCTGTCACCAACTGCAAATACACCAGAAGGATTAGTTACATTGATAGCGACGTTATCAAATTCAGATATGATAAACCACTCAAACTGCTGTAAGTTTCTACGAGCGTTATCATCAAAGTCTTTATCAATGAGTGTATTGAATACAAACTCAATGGAACTCTTTGTTCCCTTTGCTTTATAGAACTTCTGAATGTTCTTAATCAGAGTTCTCTTGTCTACATTACCTCTAAGGTATTTCTCAGGGAAAGAACCTAGATACTGGTTCTCAAAATTCTTAACTAATGCATATAGAAAAAGGTTACTAATATTGTGTACCTTTTGTCCTGCATTATGTGCTGCAGCAGTTGTGCTAACAAAGTTACTTGCTTCGTATAGATCACCTAGGGTTGTATTGCCGCTGACACCCCTAGAACACCCCTGTAAGGCGCTGTCAGTTCTGCTTGTATAGAAGATGATCTCATCATCAATTCTAACGTAACCATTCGTCTTTGGAAAAGAAGATGCATCTTGCAGTTGAATGGTAGTATCACTGTCAGAAATACTAATATCCAGAATATCATTCTGCTTTAGAAGATTCTGTTCGTAGTAATCAATGTCTGCATACTTCTGGATATTATTAATAATGTCCAGCGTACCACCTTGCACCTCCTGTGCTTCATAGTATTTCTGAACGAACTTACTAAAGAGTTCGTATTCATCAGAAATAAAAGCAGGAAGCTGTGTCTCAATGAGAGTGGAAATTCTCTTAGTCTTTACAGCAGGCATTTACTTTACTCTTTATATGCAGTGAACGAGGAATTAGCAACGTCAACGTCAAGATAGACCTCACGGACTGCCTTGATATCATTAGAAAGTGGTTTTACTCTTAGTGAAATACGATTATCAAAGAAACTGCCCTTAATGATTGTTAGGGCATACATTTTCAATTCACCTTTTACATAATCAATATCGCCAATATCGCTGTCAAGGACAACCTTTTCGCCAGTTACGCTATCTAGTCTATATAGGACAATTTTGCCACCCCTGTCTTCAACGTACACATCAAAGTTAGGATATTCAGTAACCCTAAACCCAGTGCTGGAAAGGATTGGATCGTCACAGTTAACATCAAATGCGTTCTGATAACACACTTCGTAATAGAAGGTAGAATTGAGTTGAGGATAAAAATCCTTCCTCATCGTTACACTTGTAAGATTGGAATTGATAGACTTATCTGCGTCGTCAATAACGCTAATCATCTTACTGTATCTGAACTTACCGTTGAACTTTTCTGTATCACTTGTATCAAGGTAAGACTGAACGCCACCAATAACTTTGTCTCTAATATTGGATGTGGTCTGATCAGTAATAGATCCGTTGTAATAAATTTTGCTATCTAACTCAACATAAAGAATAGATGGATCTATTAACTTAGGTTCAATCGAAGCAACAACGTATTTCTTAAGATCAGTCACAATTTTATTTTTTGTCAATGAAGTAAGGTAACTAGCATCTTTTGGTTTTAATGCTATGAATACTTTACCATACTCAGGTGGATCTTGGTCTTCACCACCAAAAATAATAATGTCACTAGTCGCTGGATACAATTTGCGAACAATTGCTTCGTAGTCCTGAGCGGTCACTGCACGGTCCTGTGTGCCGTATGCTTTAGGAGCGGTGTATTTGATCTTAGCAGTGCTTTCAATCTCTTCACCGCCCGCTGAGGCAGTAGTAGAAGTGATGCTAGTGGTGAATGCGCTAGGAGATACACCATTAGGGTTCTCTAGTACACCAGAGAAGACAAATGTTCTTACTCCATTGCTTTCTGGACCTGCTGTTGTTATGTAAGAAACTTCAATTCTGCTTCCATTCTCTAGTTTTTTACCTAGAACACCATCACCCATAAGAATTTCATATCTTTCATCTTCAATCTCGTCAACAAAGAAGATTTTAGATTCAGAATCCACACCTAAAATGTTATCTGCTACAAGGTATGGTTCACTAAAAGTACCGCCACCAGGGAATACTTTTACTCTGATTGTGTTAGTATCAATATTTTTATTGTCAAGAATAAATTTCTGACTCTTCAATGATGTATTAACAGTGAAAGTATTAACTAACTGTGTTCCTTCTCTTACTTCAACATTGGTAAATGTTGCAACGTTGTTAATAACTTGTGCTTTTACATCATCAATTACAACATACTGATACACATTGTTGTCATATGAAGAAATAAATCCTGTTCCCTTCTTGAGAATCAGTTCAGTATCAGTTGTTGGGTTGGTATAAGTTACAGAAAAAGAGACATACGCAGTAGGAGACGTAGCACTCTTGGGTCTGTACCCTAGTTGCTTCGCTAACGCTACTACGTTGTCTCTTAAGGTGGCAGAATCAATGAATAGTTCATTGACTACCATATTAGTGTTGAACGCCGTATAGTAGGTGTTATAGGCGAGTGTGTCAATCAGCGTGGATAGTGCCGATCCCTCAAAGTCATAGTCAGTAAATTCCGACTGTGATCTCAAATACTCTTTGAGAGCTACTTTGATATCTTCAAAGTCTAAATTGGCAACCTGGGTATAAGGCATTATCGTGTACGCTCTAAGATGAACTCTACTGCTATTGGTGCGTCTTCTCTACCAACAATAGTGTAATGCAATTCAACACTATAACCATTGTTATCAAAATCTGGTTCGCAATCAATTAGATCAATACGAATTCTTGGTTCGTAACGATCTAGAGTTTCCTTGACTTCCTTTTTAATAGTACCAGCAGATGCATAATCTAAAGGTTCAAATAGAATTCTTTTGATATCACACCCTAACTCAGGTTGAAATGGTCTCTCACCTTTCATCGTAAGCAGTAAACCTGTGATTGATTGTACAATCGCAGCCTTATCCTTCACCGTTACCAAATCATCGGTAACAGGGTGCTTCTTAAATGTAACACTCAAGTCTTTGAATGTCTGAAAGGTCGGCATTTAGACACAGCAATAGGCTGTTTCTATTTATCACTTACCGCAGAATCCGTCCGTCCACTCCTCTTGATTGTCAAAGATTTCTCCCTCCTTGACATCTTTCATCTTACTTGCTTTCTTTAGGTAACGCTCACTATCGATTTCGGTAATAAGAGTCATACCAGACTTCCTAAAGTCTTCACTCTTGTCTACTCTCTTGTCCATTAGTGGTCTCCGTCCGTTGTTTTCGTTCAGCATGAGTTTCCCAAAAATAATCATCAGTGTCCCCTAGGCGTCCCCAGTCCGTTCCTGCCTCTACTTGGTATTCTATGGTAGAAACCTTAAAGTCAGGGAACTTAGGGTTCTCGGGGGTGATAGAGAGGTCGTAGAATCGTGTCCTATTATTAGGATACAATGCAAACTGACCATTCTCCAACGCAATACAATTATGCGACTTGTGCTCTTGAGGCACTTCGCTCACATTATTATCTATCACATCAGGATTTGCATGATAGTTATCTAATGTGAACAAATACTGACCATGTACTAAACCATGGTCCCTGGTGTAGATCTCAGCGTCCATTGAGGATACAAAACCCTTATTGATCGCCATGACTCCATAGTCCATACAATTCCAAAATTGTAGGTTCTCTAGACTCATATCGGGCGTCGGTGTTTTCGGCGCTCGGAGAAAAGCACTAATCGGCAACTTATCATACATTGCCCCATACTCAGGGAGATAAGTTTCAAAATAAAAAGCACGCCCAGGTATACTCTTACAAGCAACCCAGACGCCCTCAACAAATTCTCCGTGACCATCCTGATGATCTCTGAGATACTCTTTACGCACCCAGACTTTCTCGGCAGGTAGGTTACAGATTAAATTCATCGTCCCTGACCACGATAACGCTTACGCTTGCCATTGCGAGACGTGGCAGAATACTTCGTGTGCTGCCCAGACCCCTGGCGTGTGCGCTTGGGTTTGGTTTCGATGGTAGGTCCGCCAGAAAGACCAACTTTTGCTCGTGCCATAATTTATTCTTCGGGTGTTACTGGGATGTTTGTCCCAATCAATATTGTAGGATATAAGGAAGCACCTGTCAAGGGTAAATTCGTAGGCGTTGCCCCTGGTCCTGCTATAAGATCCCCATTGACTGGCACTAGGACTCCATTGATGTATACGCCAGTGTTCTGTTTGGGTACAACATTAGTTCTTGGCAAGACTAACGGTGCTGGTGGTACAATAGTCTTCGGAATACCAGGGACACCTACAAAGGGTCCTGCAGGGTTTACAAGCACCATTGGGAGTGCTGCACCTACACCTACTCTCTCTGCAATTGCAGCGCCATATAGACATGTTGTGGGTACTGGTGTACCTCCGATCGGTGTGGGAGGATATGTTCCTGTACCGTTCTCTGATATACTAGCGTTTATTGAAGAGGCATTGCATATAATGCCATCTGGTATGATTACAGACATTAGTATCCAACTGATTTACTCATCTTAATGAGATCACCTTTGATGCCTTCGACGTTATTGTGAAGATAGTCGAGTGTCTGTCCAACAGTCTCGTAGTCCTCACCCGTTGGTCGCTTGTACATCAACGATGGATTCTCGAGCTGGGAGAGGCGCTGGTCCAGGTTCGTCAATTTCTCTGACTGCCATAGGAGTGTTCTCTCCAACTCGTTCAGTCTCTCCAGTAACTCTTCCATCGTTTTGATCTCCTTTCATGAATGCATTGGACGCACGACTCTCAAACTCGTCGCAGAACTGGTCGAAGTTTTCTAAGATTTTGTCGTAGTCGCTAAAGTCAACTTTTTGGGGCATTTTTTTGCTGGGAAAATTTTTTCAGTTTCAAGGTTTTGAAAAACCAATTTCCAAATATATTTATCGGTCGTCTGGATACTTTTGTAGGTTAGGGGAGTCATCGATTTTTGAAATCGCTTGGCGCACCTAAGGGGCATCGGCAACCCCTAATTAACTGCCGAGGGTGTGGTATACTGTCAGACTGTGCAGCAACCCTCGGGAGCGAACCCTGTCAGTGTGCGGTAGGCATAGGCGAAGCGTAGCGCCTTCTCTTCTACGGGGCGACCCATGCGACCCTGCATCTCACAGCGTGGCATACCCTGAGAGTCGTAGTGGAATTTCACGGGTGCGTTGGTGTGTGACTGACCGA